CTAATTTATGAGTACTGGGAATTTGATTTTGATATAAAGAAATGATTTCCAAAATATCATCATTAGATAGGATTGTTTTCATATGTATAATTATATAAAAAATAAATTTATAATCCATTCAATTTTACACCAAATAAAAAAGGTCAGATTTCTCTGACCTTTTCCTTATATTTTTAAGATTTTGATTATCTCAATTCTCTTAAATCAAATGTACGAACACCATCAACAGTGATACGAGCGTAGAAACGGTTATTAACCATTTTCTTCGCGTATCTTGTCATAATCCCTTTAATTGGTGTGAAATTAAATGGGTTATACATTGTAGGTGTTAATTGAAGAGGCACATACGGTGCGTAGATGTAACCTGTGTCAAGTAAAGATGTACCTTTGTGACCCAACAAGATTGTGTTTGGTGGGAAGTAAGGATCTCTATACACTTGGTAACGACCAGCTAATGTTCCAACTCTTTCAATACCCATATTGTATTGATCTTGCTCTGGAGATGCGTTAGATACGTGGAAGTATTCTAAATCATCAAAGATTGCAGAAACCTCAGAAGATACAACAATCCAGTTTGCACCACCTCTTAAAGTAGATTTGTGGATTTGTGCAGACAATTGGTTGATTGCAGTAATCAATGTTTGGTTCCAATCTTTTTGAGTGTAAGAAGTTGTTAAGTTCAATCTTCTCCATCCGTTGTAATCCCATCTCAAAGTCCAAGCAGCACCTTTTCTAAGGTCTCTTAGGATTTCTCTGTCGATTTCAGCAGCAACTTGCTCAGAAAGTAAAGCAGTAAGTTCAGCTTCAGCGTCGATGTTATGGAATGCAGCAACATCTTGTGCAAGTTCTGGAGACCATTGAGCTCTTAATTTTCTTTCGGTTACAGAAACTGTTACTGACTCAAGATCAAAAGATACTTCACCGATTTCATCTTGGAATTCCAAGTTTTCGTAAGTTCTATATACAGCAGTGAACGCATTTGCACCAAAACCTTCTTCATTTAATGTTGTTCCAGTATATCCATCAAGTGTGTCAGCACCACAAGTAGCACATGCTGGACAAGAAAGATCTACTTCTAAGTAGATACAACCTTCAGCATCACAGATGTCATAGTAAGAACCACCATTTCCACTATCAGGGAATGAAGTTGTTTTTTTAGAACCGTAATTTACGATTCCTTTACCATATTGTTGAGTAACAACTCTAAATAAAAGTGGTTGACCAACAACGATTTGACAAGCTTCGTCCTCAACACTAATTTCTGCGTTAGCGAAGATTTTAAGGTCAGAAAGGAAAGTTTCAGTATCAACTTCGTTTCCGTCAGGTCCGATTAATTTACCAGCACCTTCACCTAAAGTTCTAAAATTACAAAGTTGTAAAAGAACTTTTCTTACATTAACTTTATCAAGGTAAGATTGAACAGCACCTGAAGTAGTTAAACCACCATCAGCACTCCACTTAATAACATCAGTAGCTACAGTAACTGCAGACCATTTTCCTTTTGAATAGTCAAATAAACCAGCAGGATCTAAACTAGCTTCAGCACCTTCATAAAATAAGTCATAAAGATTCTTTTTGTATGAACCAGCAGCAGGTGGATAACCAGCACCAAGAGCTTCTGGAATTTCATAATTGTTTGGTGAACCAATTGGTGGATAATGTGCGTTCCCAGCTTCAAGAGGATTATATCCTTGGATACGAGGTACGAAGTAGAACAATTTACCGATAGGTAAGTTCATTGCTTGTACTGATACGATGTCGTTAGCTAACAATTTAGAGAAAACTCTTCTTACGATAGGGAAAACAACTGTTTCAAAAGCTCCGTTTGAACCTTCTGAAGTTGCTTCGTTAATCAAGTGAGAAGCTTGGTTTTCATATAACTGTGCTACGTTCTCTTTTAGGTGGCCTTTAAGACCTTCTAGGAACCCTAATTTGTCCCATTTGTTAATTGTATCTTCTTTAATAACTTTAAGGTGTTTCAACCCAATGTTACCAACAAGACCTGATTCTAATAATGCTCCCATTTTTTTTATTTTTTTAGCTTTATTTTTATTGTTATGTATAAATAAATATACGGTTATTTAAAAAAGTTTATTTTTTTTTTATTTATTTTATTTTTGTCATCAAATCTTTCATTCTCAAGAACTGAGGATTTTCATATGTTTTTGATTCAATCAAATTAACAGCAGATCCAGAAGCAGGTGCTTTAGATACTTTTCTTTCAATTGACTCATTTAATGAAACACCTTCAGTTAATGAAGTGTTAGAAATTTCATTTTTGATGATTCTATAAAGATTTTTAGATTCTTTTAAACTTTCAACATCATCAAATCTTCTTAAAATATTGATTTTTTCTTGTTTAGTTGTTGAATGTTCTGTGAATAATCTTGTAGCGTAAGCCAAGTTAGAGTTAAATACTGCAACCTCATTTAATTTAGTTCTGAACAAATCAAGAGCTTTTTTGTATTCATCATTTTTACTTCTTAATTCTTCAACTTCTTCTTTTAAATGTTTTGGCGCTGCCATTAGACCTCTTTTAACTTTTCTTTCGATTGGTTTAACGAATCTGGAAGCTTCTTTAGTTTCAACCTTTTTTGGTTTTACTTTAAATTCACCATCAAGATTTTCACCATCCTTGTACTCAAACTTTGCTTTACCGGTTCCAACAGCTTTAGTACCTTTACCGAATGCTTCTTTTTTCTTTTCGTCAAATCCACCTTTAGTATTTGAGGTATAATTTACTTTTTTAACTTTACCAACATTACCTTTTGGTTTGAATGATTTAGATTCATACATCATTTCTTCTAATTCAGTTCCGAAAGCATCTTCATCCATTTCAATCTCATAGATTGTTTCTTCAAGCTCATCACCACCAAAATTATCAAAATCATCTTCATCTTCTTCTTCATCTTCTTCTTCGTCTTCTTCAAAATCGAAGTCGTCCATTTCAAAATGTTCTTCTTCATCTTCTTCAGAATCAAAAAAATCAGACATATCGTCTTCTTCCTCTTCTTCTTCAAAGTCGAAATCATCCATATCTTCCCACTCTTCACTAAACATTTCTTCTAATTCTTTTTCCATGTTCTCTTTTTCTAATTGTTCATTTATTTTTATTATGTATTCATCATCACCATCATTTAATGTAATAACATTGTTGTCCTTTGTAACAACAATTCCGTCATTATCACCCATAGCTTTGAATACCTTTAATACCTCAGCATCTGACGCTCCGGTTAAATCCACTGTCTCGTCATCAGTAGGCATTTCATCATCTTCCATACCACCCATATCATCCATTTCTGGTTCTTCACCTTCAATGTCAGCAGAATCACCATCAATCATTTCTGGTTCATCACTTCCCATTTCTGGTTCAGACATCATTTCTGGTTCCATAGGTTCATCGGTAGTTTCAGGATTTTCAATCTCCTCTTGTTCCATAAGAGATTCTTTTACTAGAGAACTGATTTCTTTCTTCATTGTTGATGAAAGTATTCCTTCTGCATTTTTGTTAATAGCTTGTTCAACACTCTTAATTTGTAACAAAGCTTCTTCAACCATAGATTTTTTACTCATTTGTTTTAGTTGTTTTCATAATAAATATGTTGATTTTGTAAAAAATCCTTTTTTGGTAATAAAAAAGGGAAATAAATTAATATTTCCCTTTTTTTATTTCAAATTTATTTATCAATTATAATCTTTTAATAATTTATTATAGTCTCTTAATTTTGATGCAAGTTCAAATTCATCATCTTCAATTGCCATTTGATTTATTTGATTTACAATATCCATAACACTTTCTTTACGAGCAAGAATTGTTTCACGATCCATTTGTGGTCTTCCACCATCTTTACTAATATCCATCATTGATGTGAATACATCAAGTAATGCTTCAGATTCTTCATCACTCATATCAGATAAATCCATTCCCATCTGATCCGAAACCATTTTTTTTATTTTATTTCTACCATAAATTTTTTCGTATTTTTTATAGGTCGGATCATTGTCAAGTTCA